TTTTGTAAAACCACTTTTAAGTGACAACGATCTAACGTTAGATAAAGAACGCGAGCTTGTTGGTATATTAAAATACGGTAATAGTTCCTTAGAAGCTCTTAAAATCACTCCAGGAGATATAGTTGGTTACACACCAGATGGTGAGTATGAATTTTTCATAGACGGAGAGCGATTATATTGTATGAAATCAAATGATATTGTAATTAAGTATGAGCAACAAGGAAACGAAATTGAGTATAATCCGAGCTGGGCGAAAAGCAGTTGAGGAATTAATAAAGGTAGCGCAAGAAAAGATTGTTGACTCAGGAGACGATATATCAGCTGATAGACTTAAAAACGCTGCCGCTACAAAAAAGTTAGCAATATTTGATGCTTTTGAAATTCTTACAAGAATACAAGAAGAAGAAGATATGTTAAACGATAAGCCTAAAGAAGAAGTTAAAGAAAAAACTTTTAAAGGCTTTGCTGAAGGAAGATCTAAGTAATGTATCAGCAAACTTTATATAAAATACTAGATAACCATATAAAACCTAAAGTTTTAAAAAGAACTAATAGGTATGCTAAATGGGAATACGGTTACAATGAAGAACATGACGTAGTTATAATAAGTAAAACAGGTAAAATCGGTGAAATATACGAGATACAAGGTTTGAAAATAGCTTTACCAAAAGAAGAAAAACCTCATGTTTTTGATGGTAATACCTGGGAATACTCAGAATATCCTAAAGAATTACGCAAAATAAAATCTGTATTTGACTGGGAAGAACATCCTAGCGAGTTTAAAGAAAAATGGTACGGTTACATAGATGATGAATTTAAAAAACGCGAAGAAGGCTTTTGGTTTATTAACAAAGATAAGCCTACATATATTACTGGTACTCACTATATGTACCTGCAATGGAGTAAGATTGACGTTGGCCACCCCAATTTTCGTGAATCGAACAGATTGTTCTACATATTCTGGGAAGCTTGTAGGGCCGATAGAAGAAGCTATGGCATGTGCTACCTTAAAAACAGACGGAGTGGATTCTCATTTATGGCATCAGGTGAAACAGTCAACGCTGCAACAATATCGACAGACTCCAGATTTGGTATATTGTCAAAGTCAGGACCAGATGCTAAAAAGATGTTCACTGATAAAGTTGTTCCAATATCAGTTAACTACCCGTTCTTTTTTAAACCAATACAAGATGGAATGGACAGGCCAAAAACGGAACTGGCTTATAGAGTACCAGCGACAAAGTTCACAAGAAAAAAGCTGGACAATAACGAAAAGCTTAAAGAAATATCCGGACTTGATACAACCATAGACTGGAAAAACACAGGTGATAACTCTTATGATGGTGAAAAGCTAAAGCTTTTAGTCCACGATGAGTCGGGTAAATGGGAAAAGCCTACTAACATACTAAACAACTGGAGAATTACTAAAACTTGTTTACGTTTAGGTAGTAGGATAATAGGTAAGTGTATGATGGGTTCAACATCAAACTCTTTAGATAAAGGAGGTGAAAACTTCAAAAAAATATACTACAACTCAGATGTAGAAAAAAGAAACGCTAATGGTCAAACAAGCTCAGGCTTGTATTCTTTGTTTATACCAATGGAGTGGAACTATGAAGGTTTTATAGATAAATACGGTCATCCAGTATTTGATACACCAGAAGAACCAGTTGATGATAACTTTGGTGATAAAATAACACAAGGTGTTATAGATCACTGGAATAATGAAGTAGAAGGATTAAAGCAAGATCAAGACGGTTTAAACGAATATTATAGGCAGTTTCCAAGAACAGAGGAACACGCTTTTAGAGACGAAGCAAAAGAGTCTTTGTTTAACCTAACTAAAATATACGAACAAATAGATTACAATGTAGACTTAAACAACAAGTCTCTTGTAACAATTGGAAGCTTTCAGTGGGAAAATGCTATTAAAGACACAAGAGTAATTTTTGTTCCTAACAAAGACGGAAGGTTTAACATATCATGGGTACCTCCTATACATTTGCAAAATAGAGTAATTGTAAAAAATGGTAGCAAACACCCTGGTAATGAGCACATGGGAGCTTTTGGTTGTGACAGCTATGATATATCAGGAACTGTAGATGGTAGAGGTTCTAATGGAGCTTTACACGGACTTACTAAGTTTAGTATGGAAGATGCACCACCTAATCAGTTTTTTTTAGAATACATAGCTAGGCCACAAACTGCAGAAATATTCTTTGAAGACGTTTTAATGGCTTGTGTTTTTTACGGTATGCCTATATTAGCAGAGAATAACAAACCAAGACTTTTATATCATTTTAAAAGAAGAGGTTATAGAGGTTACTCAATGAACAGGCCAGATAAAGTTTGGAACAAACTATCAGCCACAGAAAGAGAAATAGGTGGTATACCAAATACCAGCGAAGATATTAAGCAAGCTCACGCAGCTGCTATAGAAACATATATAAATACACATGTTGGTATACTGGAAACTGGATACGGAGATATGTATTTTCAAAGAACCTTAAATGATTGGGCTAAGTTTAATGTTAATAATAGAACAAAGCATGATGCGTCTATAAGTTCTGGATTAGCTTTAATGGCTTGTAATAAAAACAGATATGTACCTATTGCAAAACAAGAACGTAAGTCTATAGATTTAGGGATTAAAAGATATAACAATAGTGGAAACATTTCAAAAATACTTAAATAAATGAGGATCGAAACTAACACAAATAGCTCTTTTCCTAGCCAAGTGGTTAGCAATGAAGAAAAAGCAAGCTTAGACTACGGTATACAAGTAGGAAGAGCTATTGAAGGAGAATGGTTTCAAGAAGGAAGATCAGGAAACAGATACGCTCAAGCTTATAGTAATTTTCATCAGTTAAGGTTATATGCAAGAGGAGAGCAATCAATAGCTAAGTATAAAGACGAAATGTCAATTAATGGTGACTTGTCTTATTTAAACCTAGACTGGAAGCCTGTTAATGTTATATCAAAGTTTGTTGACATCGTTGTAAATGGTATGTCAGATAAAGGTTATCAAATAAACACTGTTGCACAAGATCCATATTCTGTACAAGAAAAAACAAAATATGCTGAAGCTGTTTTAAGAGATATAAATTTAAAACCAGTTCTTACTGAATTCAAAGAAAATCTTAATGTAGATATATTTAACACTTCTAATCCAGAAGAGTTACCTGCTAGTAAAGAAGAATTAGATCTTTATATGCAAATGAATTTTAAACAGCAGGTTGAAATTGCAGAAGAAGAAGTTATAAACAATGTTTTATCATTAAACAAATATGATGAAACAAAAAGAAGATTAGCTTATGATTTAACTGTTTTAGGTATTGCTGCTTGTAAGACTCAATTTAATAAAACAGAAGGAATTACTATTGATTATGTAGACCCTTCATATATGGTTTATTCTTACACAGAAAATCCTAATTTTGAAGACATATACTATGTTGGTGAAGTTAAGTCTATTACAATACCTGAATTAAAAAAGCAATATCCTGACATTCCAGAAGAAGAATTAATAAAAATTCAAAACATGCCTGGTAATTCTCAGTATATAACAGGTTGGGGTAATTATGACGAAAACACTGTTCAGGTAATGTACTTTGAATATAAGACATATCATAATCAAGTGTTTAAAATAAAGAAAACAGATCAAGGTCTTGAAAAAGCTTTAGTAAAGCCCGATGGTTTTGATCCACCACCTAGTGATAATTATGATGTTGTAACTAGAACAATTGAAGTATTATATACAGGAGCAAAAGTTTTAGGTAATAACTACATGTTAGAGTGGAAGCTTGCTGAAAATATGACTAGGCCAACTGCTGACACAACAAGAGTTAAAATGAACTATTGTATATCTGCACCAAGAATTTACAAAGGTCGTATTGAGTCATTAGTTGGCAAAATAACTGGATTTGCTGATATGATACAGCTAACTCACCTTAAGCTACAACAAGTAATGTCTAGATTAGTTCCAGATGGTGTTTTCTTAGATATGGATGGTTTAGCAGAGGTTGATTTAGGTAATGGAACAAACTATAATCCAGCAGAAGCTTTAAACATGTATTTCCAAACAGGTTCTATAGTTGGTAGATCGCTTACACAAGAAGGTGGTATGAACCCAGGTAAAGTACCTGTTTCAGAATTAACATCTTCATCAGGTCAAGCTAAAATTCAAAGTTTAATAGGAACGTATCAGTATTATTTACAAATGATACGTGATGTCACAGGACTGAACGAAGCTAGAGATGGAAGCGTGCCAAACAAAGATGCTTTAGTTGGTTTACAAAAATTAGCAGCTAACGCGTCTAATACAGCAACAAAACATTTATTAGATTCTTTATTATATATAGGTTTAAGAACTTGTGAAAATATTAGTTTAAAAGCTGCCGATTTAATAAGTTATCCACTAACAAGAAACTCTTTAATGAACTCTATAAGCACGTTTAATACTAAAACTTTAGAAGAGTTAATTAATTTACAAATACATGATTTTGGTATTTATTTAGAGCTAGAACCTGAAGAAGAAGAAAAAGCTAAACTTGAACAAAATATACAAGTTGCCTTAAAAACACAATCAATAGATTTAGCTGATGCTATAGATATTAGAGAAATAAATAATATTAAACTAGCTAATCAATTTTTAAAGTTAAAGCAAACGCAAAGACAAAAGCAAAAGCAAGAAGCCGCTCAACAAAATATTCAAGCTCAAGCTCAGGCAAATGCTCAATCTTCAGAAGCAGCAGCTATGTCTGAAGTACAAAAGCAACAAGCACTTACTCAAGAAAAAGTAAATTTAGAACAAGCAAAATCTCAATTTGAAATACAAAGACTTCAAACAGAAGCTCAAATAAAAAGAGAACTTATGGCTGAAGAGTTTAACTATCAAATGGAATTAGCAAAAGCTAGAGCAGGTGTTGAAGCAGAAAGAGAAAAAGAAATAGAAGATCGTAAAGATCAAAGAACAAGAATACAAGGAACACAACAATCAGAAATGATTGACCAAAGAAAAAATGATTTATTACCTATTAACTTTGAGTCAGAAGGTAATGATGAGTTAGGTGGGTTTAATTTAGATTCGTTAGGACCTGAATAAACCTTTTATTTATTTAATTATATTATATTATGTCAACAGAAGTAAAGCAAGAAGGCGACTTTAAAATAAAGTCTAAGCCAAAAAATTTAGGTAAAAACACAGATGCTAAAGACAGTATTAAAAAAGTCACAATAGCTGAACCTAAAGATGAAATAAAAAAAGAAGAGGTAACTAAAGTAGTTATACCTACAGAAGATAAAAAAGAAGACGATGCCATTCAAATCGGAGAAACAAATGCAAGCGATGTTACTGTCGAAGAACAAAAAGACGGTGGAAGTAGCGAAGAAGTGGTTGAAGAAGTACGGGAACCCGTTCAAGATGAAAAACCAGTTCTTCAAGAAATAACCGATGAAGAAGTAGCTGAAGAAGTTAAAGAAGTAAAGCAAGAAGTTAAAGAAGCTAAAAGAGATGCTGAAATAACAGGTAAGCCTTTACCAGAAAATATTGAAAAGCTTGTTTCTTTTATGGAAGAAACCGGCGGAAGCATAGAAGATTATGTGCGGCTTAATGCTGATTATTCTAATGTTGACAATAATACATTGTTAAGAGAATATTACAAGCAGACAAAACCGCATTTAAACAGTGAGGAAGTAAACTTTCTTATGGAAGATTCTTTTTCGTTTGATGAAGAATTAGATGAGGAGCGAGATATCCGCAAAAAGAAACTCGCAATGAAAGAAGAGGTTGCAAAAGCCAAAAACTTTTTAGAAAGCTCAAAAAGTAAATACTACGACGAGATCAAGTTGAAACCGGGCGTAACTCAAGAGCAGAAAAAAGCTATGGACTTTTTTGACCGCTACACGAAGGAGCAGGAGACTGCAACTGAGAGGCATAATGATTTTAAACAACGAACAGATGAGCTTTTCAAATCAGATTTCAAAGGTTTTGATTTTAAAGTAGGAGAAAAGAAATTCAGGTACGGTGTGCAAAATCCAGAAAAACTAGCTGATAAACAATCTAATATCACGAACCTAGTCGGGAAGTTCTTTGATAGTGAAGGTAAGATACAAGATTCAAAAGGTTATCATAAAGCTATATATGCCGCTGAGAATGCAGATACTATTGCTAATCATTTTTACGAACAAGGAAAAGCAGATGCAATCCGCGAGGTTGTAGATGGTTCTAAAAATCCTAGCACAAGCCCAAGACAGGCTACACAGACTGAAGGGTTTAAAGATGGAATTAAAGTAAAAGTGTTAGGCAATAAGGTGAATGATTCTTCAAAGTTATCAATTAAAAAAATCAAAATTTAAAACTATATAAATTATGGCACTATCACCCGCGTTTGGATCATTAGTTCCAAGCCAAAAATTACAAGCCCTTGAGACTAACTATCTTAGTTTCACAGACGGCAACAATGATTTCGCACAACAGTACTTACCTGAGATCTACGAACAAGAAGTAGAGCGTTACGGAAACAGAACTCTTTCTGGATTCTTACGTATGGTTGGAGCTGAAATGCCAATGACATCTGACCAAGTTGTTTGGTCTGAGCAAAATCGCTTACACATCGCTTATGACAGCGTAATTATAGCTGCTGGAGCTGCTGTTGACGTACTTTCGTTCAACGTTACAGCTACTATCACTAACGTTATTGCTGTAGGCGACACAGTAGTTGTTATGGAGCCAACTGCCGGTAGTGAAGTAACAGGTATTGTTACTGCACGTACTGCTGGAGTTGTTGGTGGAGCTGACGCTACTATCACAGTTAAGCCTTATGGCGCCCCTAATGTTTCATCTACCGTTGCTCTCGGCGGTATTGGAGCTGGTGGTTTCACAGATCTTAAGATCTTTGTTTATGGTTCTGAATACAAGAAAGGAACAGGCGACGCTACTGCTGAGTCTATTACTCCTTCTTTCACTCAATTCAGTAACTCACCTATCATCATCAAGTCTAAGTATCAAATCTCTGGATCTGACACTGCACAGATTGGTTGGGTAGAAGTTGCTACTGAAGACGGAACAAGCGGATACCTTTGGTACTTGAAAGCTGAGTCTGAGACACGACTACGTTTTGAAGATTACTTGGAGATGTCTGTTGTTGAAGGAGAATTAGCCGCTGCTGGTTCTGGAGCAATCGGAGCTAACTACAAAGGTACAGAAGGTCTTTTCTCTGCTATCAAGGCAAGAGGTAATAACTTCGCAAATTACGGTGGAACTTTAGCTGAGTTTGATTCTGTTCTTAAGAACCTTGATACTCAAGGAGCTATTGAAGAGAACATGCTTTTTGTTAACAGAAGCCTTTCACTAGAGCTTGACGACATGCTTGCTGGCTTGTCTGCTGGAGCAAACGGTGGAACTGCTTATGGTTTGTTTGAGAATTCTGAAGAAATGGCGTTGAACTTAGGTTTCACAGGTTTCTT